GAGAGATCCTCTTTATGATACATAGCGTATCAGCAATTAATTGCGCGTAACAGTGTGATTAGTTGTGCCCCAACGTAAATGTCGGGGTTAGCTTAAGGTGTCGCCACCCGGCGCTCTGAGGCCGCTGCAGTTACCCACTGCAGAGGGTCTTAATCTTTAAGTTAATCCGTAGGCCTGCATGATTGTTGCAGGGGGCTATCACTTAATTCGTGACGGTAACGTCTGGTAGTAAGCAGGGTAGATATACCCTAAGACCTTACTAGAAATAGCGCTGTGACTTTTCATAAGGACCTACACCTAGGGAAACCTAGGACAGTCGACTCTGTACCTGCAGCCCTCCGAAAGGAGGAAACTGAAGTTTAACCAGAGTGGTGCTTTATAGGCTATGATGGAGCTCGGGAGAGTTTCCTTTAACTAGCTATCTAGTACGCTCGTATTTAGTCATCGGACTTAGTCCGAGGGATATAAATCTCCCTGAAGAGGGTAACACTAAGCTGGGAAGCTTTAGGTTAATTGAGTAAGGTGAAGATCCTAGTACAAGACTATATAGTCGCCCGGGCCCTAGTAAGGCCAGCCCCCGTAATGGGAGGGACAGCTTCTATATAGTAGGAGAAAAGAATTCACTCGAAAGAGCTACTAACTTGACTTTCTTGCATAGGTAAGTGTGTAACGTGTGGCCGTTTATACCGGCTCGACTCTACCAAGGGTCCAAGGTGGACGCACTAGGCAAAGTATTTCTAGATCAAACCTGAAGAACAGGGTGAGATCTCCACGTTGCCGCACTTCTTACCAAACTCAATAAATAAATTCCCGATTAGTAGCCATGAAAACACTTAATAATCAATTATTAAAATTGAAACTAAGAGCAGCCGCGCTTGCGCGGTTGCGAGTTTCCGGTGGTTTTCTAATCACACTAAACAAAATTAATGGTACCTTTACTGTAAAAGGTAAAGGACTCCTAGCAGGGGCGTTCAGAAGAATGCTTCCTGCTATGGGGCTCAAAGTCACTTTTCCTATGATGGGTGCGATACTTATATTTATAGATAGATGTAAATATATCCATAAAACACAAGGTATGCCTGGACTTGTGAAATACCTGAAAACTGCTGGAGTTTTACTTCAGCAGGCCCTTTCGGGACACGTCCTTAAAGACTGTGGAACATTGGGACCACGAGTCTCAAGAAATCAGTCAGGTTTACCTAGATTTATTCCGGTGCAACACCGAGCTCGACTCCGTAATGGAGATCTTCGAATAGGTCAATTTTGGCTTACTCTGATCAATTTGTTCAGGGTACTCGAGTACAAAGGGAAAGTTAACCTAGGAACTATTACAGAACCTATGGCTATCTGTCCAGATAGTTTAAAACCTATCTTTGACTTTGTAACTTCACCAAGTACTATTGAAGCATTTTGCAATGCTTTAAGAAACTTGACTGGCTTAGACCTTAGAACTTTGGTATTCAGCAGTACTGCTGAACCATTTTCTATCGCTAAGTCCTCTCCTCAAACTATTGCAGTTGAGGGAGCAAAAGAGCAAGCGGCTTCTACGAAACCGTTTGTCCTATTCGCGACAGCTCGAGCGCTATATAATTCCGGAATGGCGGATACAGTTGAGAGAGCTTTTAAAATGTTCGGTAGAGCCCATTGGATTCTAACCGAGCGATTATTAGACGTCTTTCGACGGCTAGCACTGTTCAACCCTCCACTAGGCTTAACGTCATTAATGCCGACGTTAATCGGGAAGCTAGGTTTTAAAGATGAACCAGCAGGAAAAGTTCGGGTCTTTGCTATGGTGACGGCATGGGATCAATGGGCTTTACGTCCATTACATGATGCCATGTTTAAGATACTCGAGCGGGTTCCACAAGATGGAACTCATAATCAGCTCGGGCCTTTAAGATTCATACGATGGGGAATAGATTCCCTATGGTCACTGGATCTTACCGCCGCTACAGATAGACTTCCTCTTTTCCTTCAAGCCAAATTATTGGAATCGCTTATGCGAGACAAAATTGGTGTTGTAGGAGAATTATGGTCCTACATGCTGGTGAATCGTGATTATCTAGCGTCCAGTTCAAAATATGCCATTAACCAAATGGTAAGATATGCAACTGGGCAACCTATGGGTGCTCTCAGTTCGTGGGCCTCGTTGGCCCTGACTCATCACTTCCTAGTGCAGGCAGCAGCCTGGCACGCAGGCGAAGTTCCGTTAGGAACTTGGTTTAACGGGTACGCGATTGTTGGAGATGACCTAGTTATCTTTAACACGTTGGTAAAAGATAGCTATCTCAAAATCCTAGCCGCGCTGGGAATGCCTATTAATCAAGCAAAATCTATCCTTTCTCCGTTAGGAAAAGGTTTGGAATTCTGTAAAAGAACCATTGTTAATGGTAGAGACGTAAGTCCTATTCCTCTAAAAGAATTTTGCTCGGCTAATTTGACACTCCCCGAAGCCGTTGGTTTCGCGAATAAGTACAATCTTACCTTCGATAAGCTTCTGCTTACTTTAGGTTATGGTTGGAAAGTCCGATCCGGCATAGGAAAACACATTGGGCAGTTAAATGCCCGAGTGAGAGCATTGCTATTTGCCTTTATGTTACCGGCTATCTTAAATGATAACGGTACGGATCAATTAGATCAATTAGGGGCATTACTTGGTCGAGGTAATCCTCGATTAGGTAAAGAGCAACGAGCGTACTTTCTCTTCGTGTTACTTCTTACAATTAAACAGTTCGTTATTTCAGCTCTTAACAGAGTACTGAAATCTAGATCTTCAGTAGCTACTTTAGTAGCGAAAGAGATGGACGGGTTTGATAAAGTATTTATCAACAAAACCTTGGAGCCCTTCTTAATCGAAGAGGCTCAAGGGAATGCCTCTATTGCTAATCCACAACAATTTCTGGAGTGGACAGGAACAGAGAACATCCTAGGTACTGTTGAACACTTTCTCGCTGAGCAAGCTGGGAAAGCGAATACTTCTATCAATGTTCCGTTAGAAACTCTAATGGGATTCCGAGATCTCGTGCACTCTGTGCGAGATCCCCTAGAAGAACTGATCACTTGGATTATCCAAGGGAAAGTTTCAGGTAAAACTGAACTTATAAAAGAATTAACACTGGCACTAAAGGCGTTTAACCCAAGTCTGCTAGATATCGTGTCTGGATTTAAAGACGCGCTACATCTTCTAGAACTCCTCGCGGAGTTATTGGATATTGATCCCTCTCTGGATAGAGTAGAGATCAGTATTCCTAGAAGATTTGCAACGGATAAATCGCAACATTTATGGATGTTACTAACATCAATTATCAATACCTTCCAAAAGATGGTAAAAGATAATCCAGCTCTTCTTAAAGAGTCTGGGCATCTGGCCCGAGATATCGGATCTCAGATGCAAAAGTTAGGAAAATCGAAAGTATAACCTAGCTTTGTTTGTAACTTAGGTATTGCATTCTTAGGAAGAATACAATTTGAGCCCTCCTTGCAGCCTGGTGGGTCGACTTAAACCTCGGCCTTGTAAGAACA